ATTAAAAAGTTAGTAATTTGTTGTTTTATGTCTTGCTCAGTTGGTTCTAAATCATCTGGTTTGTTTACAAAATCTAATACTAAATCAGTAAATTCTTGTAAATTATTTGGTGATGCTAATATAGATGAAGGTGAATTATTATCCAATGTTCCATCGGCAACAGCATATGCTTTTGCGATAGCTCCATATTTCGATGGCATTGATAGTACACGGATTTGATAATCTTTTGCAGTTACTGCTCTATTTTGAGCTCCAAAATTTGCTAATGCGTTTTGTCTAATTTCTTCTAAAGTTTCACCCCCTCTACCACCAACTGCAGGTACATCGTTATCAACTGCTAATGAATTTTTTGCAGAATTATAAAGTGAAAGTTGGGCTCTTGTAAAAGAACTTAAACTTTCTTCAAATTCAACCCCATTAATTCTTGTTAATTCCCCCGCTGCAACGTTTGAACTAATACCTCCACCTGTATAATATTTTACAGTTATTGTTGTATTAGATGGAGAAGTACCATACGTTTTTGTTTTTAAAAAATTAGTTGGGTCAAATGATTCATCTAATCTTTTAATAGAATTTGGTAATCCCAGTCCTACGTTTTTAAGATTTGGAATTAATTGTTCATCGGATGCTGTTGGGTCTCCTGCACCAAATTCAATTGTAATTGTACTATCTTGATTTATTCTAGTTGTAAATCTTTTTGGTGTTTTTATTGTTTTTAAAACATATGGTACCGTTGATTTAAACTGATATAGGTCTGAATCGTTAGCTTCAGTATTTGGGTAATCAATGAATATCATTTCTTGTCCTAAATACGGTACTTCATACCATTTGTTATTATTAGAATCTCTACAATCGTATATTTCAATTACATTTGTTTCCGGTAAATCAATTGTTCTAAAATTCTCATAACTTCCAAAGGTTACTTCTTTTTGATTCCTTACGGCTGATATTGCTTGTACATATTTTTTTATTAAATAAAATGTAGGCTCACCCGTAAGTACGTCTCTTTGGTATATGGTCGTCTCTCTATCAATTTCATTTGAAAAATCTACCATATCAGTTGTTATAAATTGAACGTTACCCGCTTTGTTTGCCACAACCATTCCTTCTCTTACTTTTAAGTAAAAAGTATCATCTGGTCTATTACTAACACCAATCCCAATAGATGGTACTAATTGATAAACTGATAATGTTGTTACTGCCGGAGATGTTACTTTTGGTTTATAACCCAAATATTGTGCAAGAGCTATAATACTTTGAATATCTTCTGCGTAGGGCATTAAAGATTCTTTCAATGTATCATCGGTGTAATAAGCCAAAACATCACCTACATAAGATGCCATTTCAATAAACAGCATACCAGGAGATGATTCGTTAAAATCACCATATGTTTTTGGAAAATAATTTTTTGTAAAATCAATAAGATTTGCTCTAAATGCTGCAAAGTCTTTATTAAGATATTTTATATCCTTTCCTTTATTTTTAAAATTCTTATTTATTGTTGTTATAGCCATTATGTTTGTACATTAAAAGTTACCGTATCTAATATCTGCGTATCTGATACTCTAAATGAAACTGATACTTCAACCTTATTATTATCTTTAAATTCGTTTGGTTGCTGAATATTAATAGTTTCTACGTTTACATATGGTAGCCATTTAGAAAGCGTATCAACAATAGTATTTTCTAAGTTATCAGCAAACATTTCATCATTCATATTAAATAATAATTCTTGCATACCACTCCCAAATTCAGGCTGCATCAACCTTTCAAATCTTTTTGTAAGTAATAAATTTTTAATATTACTTTTAACCTGGTCAGCAGTTTTAAAACTTTGATTAAAAGCAGTGTTTCCTATTTGAATAGGTAATGTTATACCTATTGCATAGTCTTCAAACTGCTTTGAATCGATTACTAACTTTTTACCAAGTATTACTGCCATTTTTATTTTTTAAATCTTTTTACAAGCTCCGAATAATCTCTATTCAATGCTTTATCTATCTCAGCAACTCCAGTATTTACTCCTAATCCAGTTGGTTGAGGTCCTTTAGCCATATCACCATACCCCATCTTTTCAGCCAACGCAGTTTTACCTACAATTGAACCCATATCACCTTGTCCAAAACTCATTGTTCTAAATCCACCATCTCCTTGTGGTATTCCACCACGTGTTTCATTAAGGATTTGGTTAATCATTGGGTTTTTACTAAATTTCTTTTGTTCTACTTTTTCTTTAACTGATTCCATAACAACATCATCTTCTAAAATAGCTTTAGCCATTGATAATCCGATTGGTTGTGATTTAGCAGGTTGTTTTCCTTCTGCTATTAATTTTTTTACTTCAGCTCTCACAGTTTCCTTAATTAATGCAGGTAATTGCTCTTTAAGCTCCTCTTTAATAAGAATCTGAATGGCTTTTAATAGTTTGTCCGTATTCATACTTTATTATTTGTTATGTTTATAAATATTTGAATTGATTATTTTAATAATTAACTCCAAAGTGTAGGGTCTTTTTGTAATTCTGTCCAATATTTTGTGAATTTTTTTATTCTATCATCTAATCCATTATATCCACCATTTATTTTTTTAGTAACTAATTTAATACTCGTTGTAGTACTATCCTTACAACGGGATACTAAGTTATTAGTTTTCCAAAACATACATGCAGTATCTGCAAAATATTGCGTTGCAACACTATCTGGATTTCCTTCAAAATCAGCACCAGCAATACGCCCAAACTTTCTATAATTTGCTCTACCCGTTAATTGAATATACCCTCTACCTCTAAATTTATATCCATCACCTTTTTGCAAATTTCCCAAATCATCCCTACCTTCATATCCTGATTGAGCAGCTGTTGGTCCCCATATTTCTTGTTTGTATCTAAATCCACCCGATTCATGTTCACATTGTGCCAAAAAGTGTGCTCTTTCTATGTTAGTAGTACAAATTTTATATTTTATCATAGCCGCAACCAATTCATTTGGTACTTTAACATTAGTTTTATAGTTTGGTTGAGGTGGAACGTCATTTTTTGGTTTATCTTCTTCGGATAATGGTGGGTCTGGTTCGTTCTTCGCTTCTTCTAATAGTTGGTATTCTACTTGCTCTATTTCAATAGTTGGAGGTGGTGGTGCTTCGAATGTTACTTCAAATCCCGCCGCAGTTGCTTCATTTATATCATTTCCTTGAAGTGTCGCGGTATCGGATGCCAATTGCTGAGCTTCATTAAATACTATTTCCTGCGGAGGAACTCCCAATGCTCCACCACCTGGAGTTGCCGGCTGAACTTGATATCCTGACCAAGGTAATACTCCTGGTGCCGGTGTTCCCAATGGGGGATACAATGATATTGTATTAACTATCCCAGTAACAGTAGATAAATGGGCAGTTGCATAATTAATAAAATCATCAATTATTAAAGTTGTATTATTATTTGGTGGTATTACTGACATTTTATGCTACTTTACTTTTAACGGATTCTACGGCAGCTATACCATTATCATTTAATCTCCATAATGCTGCTGAAGATTTTAGACACCCACTGGTATGAATTCTATTCTGTGAAAAATCACTTACCCATTTAAATCCTGTCCAAACTTGTATATGACCATAGTCTTTGGCTTCATACCCATTTACTAAAATATCTCCAATTTGCCATTTTGTTGAATCGGCTACAAACTTATCGAAATCAACACGTACTTTATCATTATAATAGGTCTTACCACCAATAGATATGGCAAAACTACTTCTACCGCCACCCGTAGATGGGTCTTTAAATGAAAACCAATCGGCATTACCCGATATTGTACCTAATTTAGTTATACCCGTTAATGCAACTACAACCGCTTGAGTTCCTTGTGGACACAGTCCATGAACACCTTTAATATAATTACTTCTTAAATTTTCATAATTAACTCTACTATTTTTACCCAATTTAGGAGCCCATGCGCCAGCAATTTTTAATAATTCATCAAGTGTTTTATATCCACTATTTATTAATTTTTTTTGTTCTTCTTTTTGTTCTTCCTTTTCTGGTTCAGTTTTTAATATTTTTTGTTCGTATAATGCGTTATCAAGTGTTTCGGCTACTACGTTATCCATTTCCAATACAATAGGATATGTGTCAGTATTACCGTATTCAACTAATGGTTCGGTTTGGAGTTGTATTTCAATTTGTTCAAGATTAGGTGCAATAATCTCTTGCACCAAAGGGTCATTCTTATCCAATGGAACTTGGCTCCAATCCAATTGTTCATACGGATTTGGTGGTGAAGGAACGGATGCAGCCGGTGCCCATACACCTGCATTTGTAACTAAATTCGAAGTAACTCCAATGTTACTCGTTGAACCGGGTGCTGGTATTAGTGGTATTGGAAATGCATTTAATTGAGCACCTTGCCAATATGCTATAACTCCTTTTCCCATTTCCCCAACTAAATCATATGGAGTAGTTGATGTTTGCCCTTTTAATAAAGCGGCTTTGAACAACTGCTGCATAATTTCGGTATTACCTTTAGTAATTGCAACTTTATTTATAACGTCTCCACCTCGCTTCATACACATATCATATTCGTCCGCATACAATTTTGCAACGGTATCAATATCTTGCAACGAATCTGGTGCGTTTGCTCTCCTTAAAATATTTTCTTTAAAAATTTGCCAAGACATATTAAGAAGTTTGATTTAATCTACTCAATATATTATTTAATTTTGATTTTATAGAACCAAATTGAGAAATGTTAGTAGGTCCTACTGCCGATGGACCAGATGGTGTTAGATAAGTTTGTTGAGTAATAGCATCAATCAATTCCGCTAATATATCAACTAGTTGCTGCCCTTTTACCATAGGCTCTAATGCCTCACTTCCTAAAAATATAGAACCTTTACCAGTAACCATATTAACATCTTTATCATTTGTAACAATATGAATATCATCTCCTACACTTATATCAATACCCAACTTATTATCAATTGACATTGCGCCATCGGAAATAAATCCATAATTCTTTTTTGAATAGAATAACATTTCCGCATTTTTTGCTGAAAGTATTATTCTTCCCGAATTTATTAATATTTGGTCTCCTATTAATTTAGATGGGTATTCACCAAATGAATCAGGCTTAGTTCCAAAGTTTGTTTTACCCTTATCATCAATTACTCCTGGAACAAATGGTAATTGATATTGTCCAGATGTTAATGCTATTATACTACCATCTCTATTAATATCTTCCTCAGTACTTAATTCTGGTGCCTTTTTTCCACTTTCTGCATTTTCTCCGTTTCTTAAGATTATCGTTGGTGAGAATGCGTTTCCAGTATTATTAAATCCTGAAAACCTTATTGATTGTCCAAATCTAGTTTCAATTAAAGAATCACCTTCATACAATTTTAATCTATGAATATTCTCTTGAGTATCATAGTATTTTCCATAACTGCCTTCTGCATTTGAACCTTCCGCATTTGTTTTAGTTATTCCCGTTTCCGATACTTCTTTATAAGAACCTACAGTTTGTTCTTCATCTTGTTTTGGTACAATTACTTTTTGAAGTGCATTTTTGAAAGCACTTTTTGTTGGGTTTTCATCCAATCCAATTCTTCTATAATAAAAAGAACCCGCCTGTCCTTCGTATATTTCAACAAGTTCACCAACAATTGGAATATTTTTGAAATTTTTATCAAATGGGTGTGCGATAGTTCGTGATGCTGGATCTGTATCCAAAACACCATCATCCGAAGTTTTAAAGTGTATAGAACCAATTGGTTGTGCACCTATTTTTTTAGCTTTGGCATACTCCGCATTTTCATCGAGTAATACCTCAAGTACCCATCCTACTTTTTTAGAAGATGCTTCTGGTCTTGATGATAAGTTATTAGAGGCTTGTACCCTAGCATTTGATAAACCCATATTACTTTATTTTCTTTTTTAAATCTTCTAATTCAAATTCCAAATTATCTACTCTTTCTACTTCTTGTTTAGTTTCTTCTAATTCTTGAAGTAATTGGTTTTTTTCAAATTCGGATAAAAACCCATCTTGTCCTTCAGTTTTCTTTTCCGCTGCTATAATTCTTGTTGCAATTGTTGCTAATTTAACCAATTGGTCATCGTTCTTTACAGAACTATCAATTAGTGAAGATAATATAGGACCTATACTTGCCACATCACCAGCATGTCTAATCATCTTCTTAAGTTCTTCTATTAAAGTAGATATTTTTGCTTTTTTAGATAATTGGTTGTTATATATATCCTCAAATAGAGAACTTAGATTCTTTCCTTTAAATAATTCGAATTCTGTTGACATATTAATATATTTACATTTTGTATGTATATAAATATGATTCTATTAAAATGTTGAAATTAAACTGAGATTACTTCGATTGTAATCTTTGGTTGATATCCTTCAGGTAATTGTCTATTAATACCTTTGAATTCATCTACCTTACCTTTAAAGTAAGTTATTTGTAATATACGGTCTGTCAAATTCATTACAGTTTGTGATGATGTAGACATTTCTTCCGTATCTCTTTTCATATTCAGTTGAGGTTTTTTTGGAAAGTATTCTTTTCTCATAGCCTGTGCTATTCCTTTCCAATCGTCTACCCTATCAACCGATTTCTCTGCTGATATTTTTCTCAACTTTGAACTCAAGTACTTTTCACCACTTGTATATCCAGCATCGGTAAACATATGCCCGTGATTTGTGCGAACAACAGGTGATTCTGAGTTTTGAAGTTTAACATCAGGCTTATGCTTCGATGTAGTTTCAATACTAACCATATGTTTTGGCGATGATACGAATGTATGACCTTTCAAAGATAATCCACTCTTACCTTTGTAAAGCAAGGCAGCTCTTACTGCTTTCATTAAGGTGGGTTGTTTGATAATATTTCTCATCTTATCACCATCAGGTCCCGGCTTTCCACCCTTCTTTACAATCTTATGCTCGGCTTCATCATGCCCAACTAATAGTGCTGAGTTTACAACACCGATTCCTTTTTCGTTTAATCCTTCACTCCAATCGGTTACTAAATCATGTAAATATGCAACTTCCACACCATCAATAATAGTGTGTACAATTTCTAAAGATGGGTTATAAGCTCTATCTCTATTTTTAGCTAAGATAAACTTATCATTTATTTCCTTAGATACAATGATGCACTCTTTAAGTTTCATTTATTATCCGATATATGCGTTTAGTTCATAAGAATTTTTCATACCATATACTTGGATATGAAGTTGCTTTCTTTGTAACTTACCATCTTTTGATAATTGTATGCTAAACTTATTAGTTTTACCTTCCGATGGTTTTCTAGGACCCATTCCTATTTTTGTAAATGCATCATCATTATCTATTTCAAATCCTTTCTTCTCCGCGTATTCTCTAGCTGCTTCTATTGCTGATGTATATGATTTATGATATACTTCGTAAGGTGCTTTTGCTTCTTTTATTGGATTCATTTTTTCATCTGATACCCAATATGCCGTTCCACCGCCTATTGAGTTACGAAACATCTTCTCCATTTTTTCAGCGTATTTTTTAGCATCGTTATATGAATTAAATACTTTTGGTTTATTGGTTGTCTTAAATGTTTTTTGGTCAAATTCCTTTTCCAAATCTTTACCCCTTCCTCTACCTAAGTTATAAGTTACATAGTATTTGCCTTCGTTTACTGATTCGTTTGTTGATACAAATAATCTTACTGAAAGAATTACATCCTTACCAATATTCAAATTTCTTACTTTATGTTTTTCTAAATCGTAAGCCGGATTGAGTACAGTCGCTTTTGCAATTACACCATCTTTAACAAAGTGTGGTTGTAATCCAGAATAGTTATCATCTCTAAACATAAAAACATCTTTAGGAGAATCTTTTGATATTTTAATTATTTTTTTTAAACCTTCTTTACCCATAAAACACCCACCTTCACATTTAGTACCACCATAAGTTTTACCTTTTTGTAATGTTAGC